CAGGGCCTTTGTGATCCGCTGCACCGCTTCCGGTGTCGTTCCGTACGCGTTCGCCAGGTCCGTCCAGTTGTTCGCCTTCTGCGCCGTTTCCGCGATCAGCCCCCACAGGTCCCCGATCGCGCTGCGGATCGTGTCGATCATCCCGGTAAAAATGCTTTCGACCGCGCCCGCCACGCTGTCCCCGATCTCGCTCAGGCCCCCGAAAGCCTCCGCGAAACTGTGCACCGCCGTGACGCCGTTTTCCGCTCCCGCCTTGACTCCGTCCAGGCTTTCCCCGACGCCGTCCAGCGAGTTTTTCATATTGGCCAGTGTGGTGCGTGCGTTATTCAGCCGCTGTTCATACTTGGCCAGCGCCTCCGTGTTTTCCCCGTACTTTTCCCGCGCCTCTTTCAGGGCCGCCCGGTTCGCCGCGACGATCTTCTCCTGCTCCGCGATCTGCTTCTGCAGGCTCTTTGTCCGCAGTTCGGCTTTCTGCTGTTCTGAAGCGTTCTTGCCCAGTTCCGCCGTTTCCGCCTTCAGTTCGCTCTGCAGGGTTTTCAGGTTCCGCTGCGCTTCCCGGATGGCGTCCCGGTATTGTTTTTCCCCCTCCAGGACTATCCTTTGTTTTATCTCATCCGCCATCCGTCTCAGCTCCTTTTTTTCTTTCCTCCGGCCAGGCCCTTCAGGATTCCCCGGCCTCCGCTTATCCGCGCGTCATAATCCACCCGGATCTTGTACATATCCACGATCCAGCCCGGCATCATGTGCCGGGCCTCCGTGATCGATATTCCGGCGATCAGCGCGTATCCGTAAAACTCACGCGCCCGCGTTGCCCGCCGGTTCATCCGTTTTTTCGTTCATATTCCCTGTCCAGCGGGTTTGCCTTCTTGTCGCTTGCCGCCCCGCCGTCCGCTGTTTCGCTTTCCGATCCTTTTTCAATCGCCGCCCGGAGCGCCCCGCTGATTTCCTTCAGTTTCGCCAGGCTCTCATGGCTTCCGATCTCATCCCCGGTCACGTCCTCCGGCATTCCGTCCACATTCCTCTGGCAGTTCGCCATGATCTTGAACAGTTTCCGGATGGCCTTCACGGTGCTTCCGCTCTTCATGGCCTCAAAGGCCTGGCGCACCCCGCCGAATTCCTCCTCGATCTGTTCCAGCGCCCACAGGTCAAACCGCAGCCGGTACAGTTTCCCGTTTATCCTGACCTCCGGCTTCTGTTCCTCCGCCGGTTCCTGCTCCCGCAGTTCCTTCTCCTTGTCCATCGTTACGCACTCCTTGTCTTTTTTTCTGAAAACAGGGAGAGGCCCGCACCGGCCCCTCCCTGTGCCGCTGATATGAATCAGCCCGTAATGTTCGCCTTGGACTTCAGCCAGGCGACCGCCGCGGCTTCCGTGGCCAGCGGTTCGTCATTGGTGATGACGAAAGACTGCTTGCCGCCGCTCGACAGCTGAACGCCCACACCCGTCCCGTTGATGGTCTGGTGCTGGTAGCTGATACTGTCCGTGGCCGTGCTCACGTCGATGCTGTCCAGGCTGAACCGGCTCTTGTAGATCCAGTAGCAGATCCACTGGTCCGTTTCGCTGACCGGCGCCTCGTTCCAGACGTAGAAACCGATGCCGTAATAATCCGGATCGCTCTCGTCGATGATCAGGTCGCTCGTGGCCGTCTGCCAGCCCAGCAGCGCCTTCTTGATCGCGCTCGTCAGGTCTGCCAGTTCAAAAGACGTGTTGACGCCCGTGATCTTTTTCTTATGCGCGATACGGATCCCGTCCGCGTAATCCTGTCCCTCCGCGTTCTGGAAGTTGATCGTCGCCTTCGCGATCAGGTTCTCCGCAATCGCGCCGTTGGAATAGGTAACCGCGCTGCCGGCGCCGCCGCCGGTGACCTTCGCGTACGTCAGTCCCTTGCAGGTAATGTACATAGGCTCTTCCTCCTGTTATTCTGTGATGCCGAGCTCTTTCAGCGACAACTGAAACTGATAGTTCATTACGCTGATCAGCCGCGGCGCGATCCGCTTCCGCAATTTCTGCAGGTACGGATCCTTTTTGAACTTCCTCCCGGTGCTCACGTTGTAATAGCCCTTGTTGATGATCATATTCTTGAGCTCATTGCTGACGCCCCGCCGGTCATATCCCTGTGTATAGACTTCCACCCAGCTCATTTCCGGATCCTCGTGGATCTCTGACATGGAAACGCTCCGCTGCATATCGCCGCTCACCACGTGATGATTCTGCGCGATTGCGCCCCGCATTTCCTTTTCCAGCACCTTCGCCCCGGCCCAGAGGACCTTCCGCGTGATTTCCCGGTTGAACTGCGTGTCAAGTTCCCTCAGTTTGCCTTCCACATAGTCAAATCCCGTATATGTCATCCTGGCCATTGTTATCCTCCCGGCGTGTATATCAGCGGCATCCGGATCCGCGTATTCCATACCCACTTGACCTTGTGAATGTCGTACAGGTATTCCCGCTCCGGCATCGTATAGGGAATTTTCTGCGCCTGGAGCACGCTCTGGACCGCGTGGATCCACGCGTGGCTCCCGCCGGTCACGTATATCGTGATCCGTACGTTCACCGCCTGCGCGATCTTCCGCCCGTCCGCGTGATCTCCGCCCGCTTCCCCCGTCACTTCCACAACGCCGTAATTGTCCGGCGCCACGTTTACCCATGCGTCCTCCACAAAGGAAAGGCCGTCTATGGTGTTCAGCGCCGTCAATAACGTTTCGATTTTGTCAACCGGCGTCGGTGTCGGCGTCTCCTGCGTCTGGCTCGTCCTCGTCCTGTTCCTCGCCATTGACGTCACTCCTTTCCGCCGTCAGCTCTATGCTTCCCTCTTCCGTTTCGTACGCCCGGACGATTTTGTATTTCAGGTCCCTGTATTTCAGGAACAGTTCCCCGTGATACTCGTCCGCCACTGCGATCTCGAAAATATACTCCGGTTTGTGCCCGGCGTTCAGCGCGTAATAGTATTCCGACCTCGTTACGCTCTTCACGTTGCAGAGCACCTTCCGCTCCGCGTCCGTCACCGTTTCGTGAACGCCGTGCTTCGCGTTGGTCTGCGTGATCAGGTAAATCGCAGCCGGTCTGATCATTCCTCATCACCCCACTGCGTGAAACCCGTCGCCGACCTCATGCTTCTTTTCATCCCTTCGTAGCTTTCCCGGAATCGGGCCGCCCTGGCCTCCGGCTGCCAGTTCGCGTGTGCCTGGGCATAGGTGATCAGCGCCCGCTTGATCAGCTCGTTGGTAACCGTGCACCCGTCCACGATCTCCCCGGTTGACTGGCTTACGGTAAACGTCACCGTTCCCTCAAACACAATCCCCGCCATCTGCAGATCGTTCGCCGCGCTCATCAGCAGGCTTGCGATTTCCGCGTCATAGTCGCTTCCGGATACCTGCATCGCCAGCTTTGCTTCCTTCAGCATTCTCTGTCACCTCACTCAATCTTCCGACCGTCCAGCCCCTTGATCGCTCCCCTGAGCCTCGGCCCGTCCTCCGGCCAGATCGTCACGTTTCCCACGTGGCCAACCCTCACCATCGGATCACACCATATCTCAAATCCGCAGTCCGTCGCCCGTTTGCAGAACGCCACGTCCTCGCCCATTTTCGGCTCCGGAATAAAGGCCTTTCCGCCGTGCGTGTTCAGGACCTGCTTCAGGATCTCCGCCTTCATCAGCACGCAGCCGAATCCGCAGGCGGCTACCCGGAATACGTCATCCGGCAGGTCCGTGATCCGGTCAATCGGATCGATGCTTGAAAAAATGCACGTCACATACGGGTTATGCCTGCTGATAAAGTTCCCGCAGATCATGTCCTTCCCGTGGATCCGCAGATCTTCGTACAGCGTTTTGTCGAACACCATGTCCGAATCGATCCACAGCACCTCGTCGAATTCGTTATTCACTGCGTGCTTTGCCAGCCGGTCCCGCGCGGCGTATACCAGCGATCCCGGAATATACTTCGTTTCAAAGTTGATTCCGTTCCGGTACAGTTCTTTTTCAAGCGCGCTTACGCACTGGACGAATTCCACGCGGATCAGGTCCAGGCATGGTACGGCAATCAGAAGTTTCATTTTTTCGCCCTCGTTGTTTTCCTGGCGGCCGTTTTCTTCTCCGGCGCCTCAATCTGCTCCCGGACCGGTGCCGGTTCCGCCAGTTTCATTTCCAGCAGAAAAGCGGCGCGGGCCGGGGAAACCTCTACGATCTCCCCGGCCTTGCCGTCTATTCTGTTCTGCCTCGTCAGCCGGACCTTCATCAGGTGGTGACCGCTGCGGCTTCCTTCGTCAGGCGCACAAGGCGTCCGGGAGCGACAACCTCATAGCCGGCGTAAACGCGGCCCACAACCTTCACAAGATCCTTTTCAGCCAGGCTGTAGGGATCGTTGATCAGCTTCAGGCCCTCGCCCGCGGGGAAGTTCGCCTGCACGGCTCCCAGGTCGCCCACGATGGCGTATACGTCGTTCTCACTGCAGGCAGTGATCGCCGGCAGTTTTCCGGAGAATACGACCGGCAGGCCCGCGAAGGGATCCACGGCGAAATTGCCGGCGGCGTAGGCTTCCAGGAAAGCAACCTTCGTCAGCGGGTTCATGACCACGCAGACGTTCTGCGCCTCGTCGCACAGGTTCGCGGCGGCGGTGGCGATGGTCAGGATAGCCGGATCCTTCTTCACTTTCGGAATGCCGACGGCTCCGGACTGGTTGGTGGTATACGCGCAGCTCGCGATCTTTCCGATCACTTCATAGCTGAACTTTTTCATGACCTGGTAGGCCAGTTCGTTGTAAACGTACGCCACGAATCCCTCGCCGGTGGTTTCCATCATCTCGTCGGAGATGGTGATCCACTTCTTGATATTTTCGGGTTTGATTTCCACGATGCCCAGGGTCAGGCTTTCCTCAGTGGGCGCGGTGGAACCTTCGGAATGGATATAGGCGCCGTCCGCGCTGAGTTCGAAGGCAACCTTCACGTTACCCTTGAAACCGGTTTTCTTCACGCGGGCCAGGATGTCTTCCTTTTCCCAGGCGGTCCGCACGATATCGTCAACCAGGGTCGGAACGGGAACGTATCCGGTGGCCGCGGTGGCGTTGGTGGTCAGCAGCGCACGGACTTCCCTGTCATCGGCGTTGCCGCGGATCGCGCTCTTCAGGTAATCGGCGTAGGCGTCAACATACTCTTTGCTCTTTCTCAGTTCCTCTAACGTCATTGTTTTTTCCTCCTGCATATTTTCTTTGGTTTCGCCGGCGCCGTTTTCCACGGCTTTCCTGGCTTCCTCCGCCTCTTTGGCGGCCTGTTTCAGCTCACTGAGCTGGTTCTTCAGCTGCTCGGATTCCTCCGCCAGCTTCCGGGCCTCTTCGCCCAGCGCGTCCAGATCGGCTTCCGGCGTTTCAAGTTCCGCGTCGATCTCCTTTTTGCGCTGTTCAATTTCGCCCTGGCGATTCATGATTTCATCAATCGTCATCGTCTGTTTCCTCCGTCTTCAGGATTTTCCGGATTTCCTCCACCTTCCGCGCCCGTTCCTCCGCGGCCTGAACCTCCTTCATGGCCTCGGCGATCAATCCGTCGCCGATGTTCCTGGCGCTGATTTCCGTCGCGTCATTGGCCGGCAGCGACACGGCGGAAACGTCGTAGAGTTTTCCGATCTTCGTGATGGTACGAAGAATGGTGATATGGCCGTCGGCGTCCTTGGTCTTGGTCTGCACGTCCGCAGCGACCGTGAAGCCGAAAGACATCTTGTTGGTATACCCGCCCTTGATTTCCTCAAACAGCCGGCGCCCGCGCTCCGTTCCGCCCAGGTCCGCCGTGACCTTCAGCCCGTGCCCGTCGCTTTCCAGCGTCAGTGTTCCGTTGCTGATCCGCGCGTACACCGGTCCCTCGTGATCGTACTGCATGATCACATCCGCCATGTCCGTCTCCGCGAACGCGTCCGGCGCCACCTGCTCGTTGACGGTCATCTCTTTGTCCCGCCATAGCTGGTACGGCTGATTGTATGTGGTGGCGTATCCCTCCACGATCATCGCGCCATCCGCTGCCTCCCTGGTCTCCATCGCGGCGCTGATCCGTCTGTATTCCCGTTTGTCATGCTTGATCGGCATTGTTTTCCCCTCCGTTTTTGTTGTCCGGCCCCTTGTCCGCCGGCGGGTTCGTCACGTCGTAGTATTCGCCCCGCGCCGGGATCTGGTTCCCGATCTCCTCCGGCAGCGGCGCAAGGTTCAGGATCTCCCGCAGTTCGTTGCGCGTCATCAGGCCCCGGTCCGCGAACGTCTGGATGGCCTGCAGCTTGTCCGCGTTACTCATGTACTGCAGCCGGTTGCTTGTGAAAAAGATCCGGTTCCCGTACTGCCGCTCCCGATCCGTGTAGAGCATCCGCGTCATGACGTCGCTCAGCTGGATCGCCAGCCACTCCACGCAGGATTCATAGAACGCCAACCACTCGTCCCCGTATGCCTGGGACTGGATCACCTTTTCATTGATGGCGAAATAGTCGTATACGTTGTTTTTGATCAGCGCCATCTGCTCGGCGTCAACCTTGTACGCCTCCTGTTTGATCTGCTGGACGTTTTTGTACGTGTTCGGGAACAGGAGCACGCCGCCGGACCGCTTCACGTTCTGGAAGGTTTCCCGGTTGAACCGTTCCATTTCCTTGCCGATGTCCCCGTCCGTGTTCCAGTTGTCGCTCTGCGCGCTGAACCGGTAACTCGCGCCGTTCTTGATCCCTTCCGTGATGCCCTGCCGCTGCATCTGGATCAGATCCAGCGTTTGCTTCATCGCGTCGTTGTTTTCGCCGAACAGCTCGTTCTTGTACTGGTACCGCGTCAGGATGCCCAGCCGCTGCAGTTCCACTGCGGCCCGCTTTCCCCTGCCCAGCGTGAAGCGCACGTACGGCTGCCCCTGGTACTCGACAACCTCCCAACTGTCCGGAACGATGCCCATCACGCCCAGCGTTTCGCCGTATTCCCCGGAAACCGGCACAATAAAAGCCGTATTCCTGCAGTACAGGGTTACGGCTGTCCGGTATAGGAACTGGCTCCACGTCTGGAATTCGTTCGGCGCGATCAGAAGGCGCGTCCGCAGGCTTTTCTGCGCCTCGCCCTGGATGACCGGCTGCAGTTTCGCCGCGTGCCGTCCGTGTGCGTCCAGCGCCGCCCGGATCAGCTCGCTCTCAAAGATCGATCCTGCCCAACTGACGAATGTCGGCGTATAGCCTTCCAGCAGCTCAAACGTCATCTTTGCCTTGGCCGCCGCTGCCGGCGCTTTCTTCCCGAATATCCTGTCAAATACTCCCATTGCCTTTTCCTCACCCCGAATTCATCAGACGGTTCCCCATCTCCGCCCAGTGGTTCTGCCGCATACACATGGCGTCCAGGATGGCCGCCACGCCGTCAACGTGCGCGTTCTTGCTCAGCTTGACCAGCTTTTTCCGCGGATGCGCGCTCGTGTTGCTCTCGATCTGCTGCGCCGCGTCCATCATGTGGATTTTCAGCAGATCGTTATCGTCCATGCAGCGGATTTTCCCCTCCCGCAGCAGGCCTTCGTAATTGTCCTCGATGCCCGTCAGGTTGTATCCCTGGAATACGCTCTCACAGTGGAACGACTTCGCTTCCAGCGCCTGGATCAGGTATTGCGCCGAATAACGGTCATATCCCAGCATCAGCGGGAAGATTTTGTAATCCCTCACGAGCCGGATAAACCAGTCTTCTACGTCGTGGTAATCCACGAATTCCTCCCCGCTGAGAGTCAGGAAGCCCCGCTGGACATACGCGTCATAGTGGATCCCGTCCCGCTTCGTCGCCTCTTCCAGGCGGCTTCTCGGCATCCAGAAATGCGAGTTGATCCAGATGATCCCGTCCTTCTCTACCAGTACGCAGGCGCTTGTGATGTCCGTTGTCTGCGACAGGTCCAGCCCGGCCAGCGCGTAATGGTTCCTGAAATCCTCCAGGCGTTTGTGATACCCGAACGCCTTCTGCACGTCCTCCGCCCGCAGCCACGCCACGGAAAGATTCTGTTTCAGGTTCGCGTATTTGACCTTGATTTCTGTTGCCTTTGAAATGGATTCCGCCGCCGTTTCAAGTTCCTTGCGGATGAAATCCTCCTCAACGCTCTCGCCCAGGCCCGGCAGGCTCTTTTTCAGTTCCTGCAGATCGTTCCATTTCTCCGGATCGTCCACCATGTAGATGATCGGCAGAATATGCTGCTCCCGGCTGTTTCCCTTCAGGAACGACGTGGAGCGCTTCATCAGCTCGTCAAACAAGCCCTCGCTTTCGTACCCTCCGGAGCTGATCGCGATGCCAAGCGGCTCCTGCCGCGCGCCGGTACCGGATACCATGACTTCCCATTGCCGCAGGCCGTTCACGCCCGGCCACGCCGCCACCTCGTCAGCTACGTAGCACATCGGGCTGTAGCCGTCTGACTTCTTGCTCGTGAAGGCGAGTTTCTTGATCGTGGTGTTCGTCTCCTGGACCATCAGGCCGCGGTATTTCGTGCTCCGCGTGATGGCGTCCAGTTCCGGCTCCGCGTGTACGTTGAATTCCAGCGCCGAATAGCACAGATCTGACTGATCCAGTTTCGGCGCCAGGAAATATATCTCTGATCCGTATTCGCCCGCCGCGTATCCCATGTAGCACGCGATCGCCGCCGCGAGTAACGTTTTCCCCTGCTTCCGGCCCACTACCCAGAACACTTCCGTGAACTGCCGCTTGCCGGTGTTGTCCACGATGCCGAATATCAGGCTGATAGCCGCCCGCTGCCACAGGCTGAGCGTGATCCTCCTCGGCGCCAGCTTGCCCTTGTAGTGGTGGCAGTACCGGTGAATAAACCCCAGCGCGTTTTTAGCCAGGCGATCGTCATAGAACCAGCGGTTTTCTTCCAGGCCCTTGATGATCACCTCATACAGGAGCCGGATCCAGCGCCCCACCGTGACGCCGCCGGTGTTGATCTCGTTCCAGTAGGCAAGGATCGCGTTGTCCGCTTCAGCCCTCCGCGCCTTCTGCTCTTTTACCCCATGCGACCACCGTCAATGCAGCCTGAAGGCGTCCAGGTCCCGCTTTGCCTTCTCCACCCGCGCGCCGCGTTCCCCGATCATGTTCCCGATCGTTGCCAGGCATTTATTCGCGCTCTCCACATGGCGCGGCAGTTCGCTCAGCAGCGGATGCGCCACCTCAACGGATCCGGTCTTGTACGTTTTCTCAACGGTCAGGCCGTCCTCCGCGATCTTGTCCCGCATCTGATCGATCAGCCCGGCTTCCTCCGCGTAGATCCGCGCGGCCTCAATGAAATCCTGCTCTTTTTCGACCTGGTACGCCTTCCCGAAAGCGATCATTTTCCGGTAAAGCGCCGCCGGCGTGATCTTCTCGTTTCCGCTGCGTGCTTTCACCCGCTTTCCCGGCTTCTTTTCCTCCGCCGGCTGCCGTGCTTTCCTGACTGCCGCCGCTCCTTCCGGCTTCATCAGCGCATCCTCCTTGCATCTCCTCAAAAACATCACGGATCCCGCACTGAATCCGCCCGTTTTCCGGCCCCTTTTCGCCGCCTTTTCGCGGCCCCCTGGGCCTGTCCTTTCATTGTGGCGCGCCCGTGGACGCGCGTCCCCCGCGACCTCGGCGCGTTTTTTTTACCCTCGCCCCGGAGCCGAGCCCCCTCTCATAAATCCCATCAACCAGGGGGGCTATATGATCACATGGCCC